GCTGAGCGGTTGAAAGCACCGCACTCGAAATGCGGCATAGGTGCAAGCCTATCGGGGGTTCGAATCCCTCCCTCTCCGCCAATTTTTTCTCCTAAGCTGCTTATTATATTCAGTTATTTCTAATAGGCCTTTGCGCGGCCCCAATACCGGCCCCAATATCGCGGTTTGGCTGGTCGATATATCCGACGCTTTTGGCGCCTATGCCGTCGCGCTCATGTTGAACGACTGAATACGCTCAAACAATGTATTGGCTCGCTCATCACCGAAAACCGCCTCCGGCCCGGTCGGGGCTATGTCCGTGAACGGCGCCGCATAGAGCAACTCGGGCGCCATGATGCCCTGATCGGTCAGTTGCTCGACAACCATGTTGATGAACTCGATCTGAGCGGCGGTTGCCGTACCGGCCGAGAGGAAGTCTCCGAAGGCTTCTTGGACTGCGGCGCGATCGAGCCCGACCAGTGAGCGGACGAAACGACCAAATCCCTGGCTCACCTCACGCGCCCGCGCGATGTCGCCGGGCTCACCGATGCCGGCGTCGAGCAACATCTTTTCAAGTTCGCCGAGATCAGTCGGCGTCAATGGCCGGCCCTGCCGGAGTTTATGCAGGACGATGTGGCTCTCGTTCGCTTTCAGGAAATGCCGGGCCTTGGCCTTGAAGCGGGCAAAGTCCGCCTCGCCGACCTGAGGCAGGTCGTGGTCGACCCCTTCCCCGATCTCGTCGGCAAAGTTTGAAAAGACCACCGCCTTCTTCGACTTCTCGATGTGCTGCACGAGGTCGCGCATGCGTAACCGGACAAATTCGAGGATGGGGACGGTTACGCCTTCCCACCATTGGTCGGTCTGGATCTCTTCAAGCAGCTCGGCCTGATGCGCAATGGAAGGTAATACCGGTCTGGCTCTCCAGCGCCGCGGCGATCTCCATTAAGCTGCGTTTTTCAGCGCCCCGAAACGCTTGGACCCCTTCAACAAGGCAAGTTGCAGCGAGAACATCAGCAGATCGAAACGCTTGGCCTCTTCGGTGCCGAAGCCCCTGGCAGAGGGCAGCGGTGCGATCTCTTCGAGCAGCTCGTCACGGGTCTCGTTGTCGAGGGTCTTCCAGGCTTCCGGCTTTTCATACTTCTCGACCGCGCGGCGATGCTGACGGACGATGAAATTGTCGCGGTTGAGCCCGGCGACCACCTCTTGCAACGTCTTCAATGCGTCGGCGCGGATGTCGTCCTCGCTGGGTGGGGCGTCACCATAAGGCGCCTGATCGCCGGCAGCGAAGCCGCCGGGCTTGGCGTGCTTCTCGTCGAGCGCGCGCACCAGATCGAGCCGCGCCGCGAACAGCCTTGTCGACAGCGACTTTGCCGCACTGGCCTCTTTCATCTCCGGGTTGGCGCCGAAAAATTCGAGGTTCTGGCAATAGTCGAAGACGCGGAAGAACTCCTTGTCCTGATTGGGGCCGAACAGATCGGCGCAGAGCCGCGTACCGCGTCCCATCATCTGCCAGAACTTGGTCTTGGACCGAACCTGCTTGAAAAAGACGAGGTTCACGATCTCTGGCACGTCGATGCCGGTGTCGAGCATGTCTACCGAGATGGCGATATGCGGCGCTTTTGCCTTCTTCGAGAAGTCGTCGATCAGGGTTTGCGCATAGGCCCCGGTCTGATGGGTGATGACACGGGCGAAATGTCCGGCGAGGTTTGGGTATGCCGCGTTGAACCGCTGCTCGATGAACAGCGCGTGCGCCTGGTTTTTGGCGAAGATGATGGTCTTGCCGAGCCGGTCGCCGCCCTCGACCTTGACCCCGTTGGTCATCAAATGGGCGATCACCAGATCGACAGTGTCTTGATTGAACAAACGCTGGTTGACCTCGGCGGCATCCACGCTGTCGGGGATTTCCTCTTCGCCCCACTCCAGCATGTCCCACTGGTCTTTTTCTTCGGCGGTCAGGTCATTGTAGCGCAGGCCGGAACGGACGATCTTGAGCGGCACCGAGGTCGCCTTCGGCGGGACCAGGACGCCATCGGCAATCGCTTCGTCGAGCGAATAGGCGTCGGTCGGCACGCCGTCTTCGAGGTCGAACAGGGAATAGGTGTTCTTGTCGACTTCATCCTTTGGCGTTGCCGTCAGCCCGACAAGGAAAGAGTCGAAATAATCGAAAATTGCGCGGAAGCGCCGATAGACCGAGCGGTGCGCCTCATCGATGACGATCAGGTCGAAATGGCCGGGACCGAACTTGACCTGGCCCTCTTGCTTGCCGCCGATCAGGTTCATCATCGTCGGGTAGGTTGAGAGAAAGACGCGCCCCTCGCTGGTGCGCTCCGTAACCAGATTGACCGGCGCCGAATCCGGCAGATGCGCCTTGAAGGCGCCCGCAGCTTGGTTCACCAGCGCCACGCGGTCGGCGAGGAACAGCACGCGCTTGACCCAGCCGGCGCGCATCAGCAGATCGACCAGCGCGATGACTGTGCGCGTCTTGCCCGAGCCTGTCGCCATGACCAACAGCGCCTTGCGCTCGCCGTCCTGCTCGAAATGCTTAGCGATGGAGCGGATGGCGCGCTGCTGATAGGGGCGGTTGTGCCCGGCGATTGTCGTATTGATCTTGGTCTCGGCCAAAGTTTTCCGGCCGGCGCGGCGCTGGATCAGAAGCTCCAGTTCGTCGCGCTTATAGAAGCCGCCGATCTGGCGCGGCGGATAGCGCGTATCGTCCCAGATCCAGTGCTCGTAACCATTGGAATAGAAGATCACCGGGCGCTGCCCGTAGCGCGCCTCCAGACAGTCGGCGTAGAGCTTGGCCTGCTGCTGGCCTTGGCGGGCATCCTTGCGGGTCCTTTTGGCCTCGACGATGCCGAGCGGCTTGCCGTCAGCGCCCCACAGCACGTAATCGACGAAGCCGACGCCCTCGTTGTTCGGCATGCCCTCGACGCGAAATTCGAGGTCGTCTGGCTTGTCGAGCGTCCAGCCGGACTCGCGCAGCAGCAGGTCGATATAGCGGTCGCGGGTCTCGGCCTCGTCGTAATTGTGCAGGTCGGGCGCGGCGTCGGCCGCCTTGCGCGCCGCCGCCACCTGGGCACGGAGTTGTTTCAGCTCATCGTCGAGGTTCTGCTTGTCTGCGAGCAGTCTGGCCAATTCGCCGTTCTTGGCTTCCAGCTCGGCCTGCTGTGCCTTTACGTAATCGAAGGTCCGTTTCAGGACATCCTCGCGGCGCGACAGCACCGACGGATCAAAAGCTAGGCCGTCGGCAGGCTTTGTCTTGCGCGCATAGGTGCGGGCGAACCAGAAGCAGACATGAAACAGCTCCTTCACCGCGCCAGCGGCGTCGCCAGGGCTGGTCTTCTTTTCTTCGTGCACCGCGCGGTTACGCAGCGAATTGATGTATTTGGCCTTGGCGAACACCGCCTCGCCTGCCGCTCTGCGGAAACTCGGCTCGTGCAGCAGCGCGGCGATATTGTCCTGATAGGGCAGATTCAAATTAGGGTCGGCGCGGAACGCCCACTTCACCGCGATCTCGATCGCCTTCCCGGCGAAAAACGCCGCCGCCGTCGGCGACACGCCGGCCTGACGCTCCGCCTCCACCGCTGCCTCGTGCACGGCGGGGAATTCGGCAGCGAGGAAGGCGAAGTTGGACATGGGCTAGCGAATGCCGCCGTAACAGACTTGACTATCTAGGTTGTGGGCGAAGTAGGGCGTGAGTGATGCAAGTATAAGAGACAGACTGATGAAGTCCTTCATCTCGAGTTGCCGCAGCATCCCTTCTGGATTGCCCCCGTGCCCAAGCCCCGGGTAATCCGAGCGAAAACCATAAAGCTTAAGCCCCACATCTTTTACCGTCACATGAGGCCAATCAAGCTGCCCGCAGATTGCGCCAAAAGTGGTGGCGGTTACTTTTGGGCAATTCCGCCCCATCGCCTCTAGCAAATTGAATTGTTTCTGAAGACACGTTTTTATTTTTGCCTGACTTTTATCGATTGTCAGATCACTGAATGCCTCCTCAAATTCTAACATCAACAAATCGAGGTGCGGATCGCCCAGCGTAATCCTCTTAGTCTCCGACATCATCTTCGAGAAAACGCCAGGAATTGTGGGGCACAATGCGAATTTTCCGAGAACCTCATACCTTAAATTGTAGTTTGAGACGAATGACTTAATCAAGCTGACATATTCAGAAGTAAGTTGATCATCATCCAGGGCCTTTATTACGGAATACGATTCCTGGAGGAAATCTATTGAGGAGATTTCGTCCCCTACGCCGCGATGAAAATTCCAGAAATATTCTTCTGCTGATACGGCGGACGAGAGAGCAGTTTCATATGCATCGCGGTCAGCAAGATGCGTCTTAAGGCTCGCCTCATATTTGTCACGTGCAGCGATGGCAACCGGATCGGTCAGATTGCCGTCATCATCAAATGCCTTTTCTGCAAATGGTGCGGGCGCTCGTGGGGGGCGGGGAACAGGAGAGGTTCCGATCACCATTTCGATAAAGAAGTCATTTGGAGCGGCCTTCGATCTCGAAAGCGGCAACCAAACCTCCTCCCAGTTTCGCCCCCACACAGAGTGAAGATCGCCGCTCAATGGAAGTCTCCTGACATGGCTCGATACTGAGCGTCTTGATACAATTCGGCGAGAGATTGAACCGCCACGCGGTGACGCATCATCTGGGCTTGAATGCAGCTCATTAGATGAACATAGCGGCGCTGAGCGGTCATCGGCGGGAGCGGTATTTTGTACTGTCGGAAGAAGTCAGCAGGGACTCGCTTCTGTCCAGCGCTCCCTGTCATATTCTTCTCGCCCTCGATACGAAAAGGCTCGCTCCAAAGTAGATGGAATACGTACTCGGGCAAAATCTGATCGCCCGGACGGATAACATGAAACTCAGTGGAGCCGAATCCAATCGGCCTCTTAAGTGAGGAAGTAAGCGCTGCCTTTCCGTTCTCAAAGCAAGGCGTTATTTTCGCCACTAGAACGTCACCACGCTCAAAGTAGGTGTAACCCTTTCGTACCTCGCTAAGGCTTCGCGATTGCTCAAAATCGATGCGGCCTTCTTCCGAAATCGCGGCCATAGGACAGGAACGAGACTGTGTCATTCAAATCAAGTTCACGAGGTGGGCGACGGGTTTATTTCGCTAGACATCTCCTAATGCAACGGTTGCTGTCATTTTATCATTCCCTCGATCTCTTCCAGTACCCTTTTACAATCTCTGTTTTCCAATATCTTGAGCTTGGAAATGATGTCTCTTGGCGCTTGATGCTCGATCGATTCGTGCACCATCTCCTTGTAGCGGCTAATCGANAGCTCGTATCCCGCCTTCGCGATCTCGGCCTTTGGCACACAGAAGCTCTGCTCGGTGCGTGAGCGCTGGCGCTCTAAAACCGCTGCGCTCCTTCCAGCGCCTGGCGATGTCCGGCAGATTGTTCTTGGCTCGCTCGCTGTCGTCGAGCTTGGCTTTCGGTCCAATCTTCTCGGCCGGCAGCAGCGTATTCCGCTTGTCGTCGAGCGAGAGGCCGTCGGCCTGACAGTCGTAAAACCAGACCTGATCGGTGCCGCCGGAATTGGTCTTGGTGAACAGCACGATCGCAGTCGAGACGCCGGCATACGGCCGAAACACGCCGGACGGCAGCTTGACGATGCCGTCCAGCCTGTGGTCCTCCACCAGCATACGACGGATTTCCTTATGCGCGGTGGAGGAGCCGAACAGCACGCCGTCCGGCACGATCACCGCGGCCCGCCCGCCGGGCTTCAGCAGTTTGAGGAAAAGCGCCATGAACAGCAGCTCGGTCTTCTTGGTCTTGACAATCGCCAACAAATCCTTGGCGGTCGTCTCATAGTCGAGCGATCCCGCAAAGGGCGGATTAGCCAGCACCAGCGAATAGCGGTCCTCGTCGCCGGCATGCTCCTGCGCCAGCGAGTCCTTGTAACGGATGTCGGGATTATCGACGCCGTGCAGCGTCATGTTCATGGAGCCGATGCGCAGCATGGTGCCGTCGAAGTCGAAGCCGTGAAACATCTCCTCGTGGAAATGCTCTCGGCTTTCCTTCTCCTGAAACATCTTCGGATGGTTGTCCCGCAGATATTCGTTCGCTGCGACCAGGAAGCCGCAGGTGCCGCAAGCGGGATCGACAATGATGTCCTTCGGCGTCGGCGCCATCATCTCCACCATCAGCGCGATGATATGGCGGGGCGTGCGAAACTGGCCGTTCTGCCCGGCGGTGGCGATCTTGCCCAGCATGTATTCGTAGAGGTCGCCCTTGGTGTCGCGGTCATCCATCGGGATGTCGGCGAGAAGATCGACCACTTTGGCCAGCAGCGCCGGCGTGGGGATGGTGAAGCGCGCGCCCTTCATGTGGGTGGCGTGCGCCGAGTCCGCGTCGGCCATGGTGCGCAGGAAGGGGAAAACGTGTTCGGAAACGGTGGCGAACATGGTCGCGGGGTCCTGGTTCTTCAACCGCGACCAGCGCATGTCCTCGTAGGCGACGCCGCCGGCCTTGCCGATGCCGTCTTTGCCCTTCGGGAAAATGCGCCGCTCCATCGGCTTGCCGAGCCGAGTGGCCTTGTTCTCCTCGCGGGTATGGGCCTCATCCAGGCCCCGCATGAACAGGAGGTAGGTGATCTGCTCGATCACTTCGAGCGGATTGGCGATGCCGCCCGCCCAGAAGGCATTCCAGACAGCGTCGATTTTGGATCGAAGATCACCCGTCAGCATTTCGTCGGTACCCCAGCAGTCAAATAGTCAAACGCCCCGGCTTACTCACACAGTATATAGGCGTCAGGCTAGTTGCCTAATACCGCTGGTACAAGCAGGGGACTAGCAGGCCACTAGCGGTGGGGCGGCAAGATGCTAGCAGGATGCCGGCGGGACGCGGGCAGGGCGGCTTGGTTACGCTACGCCGTGCGACCACGACGCCTAAAGGAGGGCACCTTATTCCACTCCTGAGGATCGGCACTCTTGAGCACGGTCATGCAGAGGCGCACGGTGGCCGCGTCTTTCGCCTCCAGCAGGTCCCGTTCCCATTTTAGAACGCGGAGCGCTTTAGCCACCCGGAGGGCGTCGCAAAAGTCGGGGTAAGTTTCAGCCCATCTGTAAATTGTCGCCCTGTGGACGCACATCTTCGCGGCGGCGGCCGTGAGCGAATATCCCTTCCTCATGATTGCGATGACCTCGTAACCACGGTTGCTGTCGTAGTCAGAAGGCCGGCCGAGGGCCGGTCGCAATAGATTGCGCTTATCGGCTTCGACGAGCATCGGTTAAGGCTTCCCGGCCCGTGAAGCGCCTACGCGAGCTGGTGGCGCATCGCTTCCGCCCTCAACCGGCGCCGCGCTCACCAGCAGCTTTGCAGGCACGAGGCAGCCCGGCTGGCCCGGTGCGGGACCCCAATGCCGTTCCGTCCAGCCCTCGCCACGCCGGTGCATTGCGAGTCGGTCGAGCCATTCTGCTTCGGTGAACTCATTCGCGCTTCGCTTCGGTGGCTGAATGTTCGCGCCTCCGTTCACGGAGCGATCAGGCTCGACATCGAGGAATTCGCCAGCGTTGAGCCAGCTTGCCGGATACGGGCAAAATTGCAGGTCGGCCTTTGGGCGTTTCGTCCATTGGGCGGCAAACTGCTTCGTGCGCTCAATCAAGTCCGCCGGCGAGATTTCCGTGGGGACGACCTTGGCATATGCGCGAGCGGCGTCTTTACGGGCCTTTTTGCGCGGATAGAGGTCGTACCATTCTGCAAAGCCCTCAGCCTCCGCAGGCAACCGGCGCATAATTTCTTTTCTTCCTTTGTTACCTTCTTCTTCTTCCGGCCCATCGTCGGCCCTTTGCCGGCCCGTTTGCCGGCCCTCTTTCGGGCTTCCAAGCTGGTAATCGTCGTACTTACAGATGGTTACCAGCATCTGAGGCTGGCCCTTTTGCAGGTCAATTTGCCCTTCGTTTTCGAGACGGTTTAGAAACGTCCGCACGCGCTTTTCCGACCAGCCCCACGCCATAGCCAGAAACGAGCGAGAATACGTAAGTTGCCCGCGCTCGAGTGTAACCACCGCCATCGAGCGGCCACTGGTTACGCGAACACGACGCGGTTTCCACACGGCTTGCTCAAGCAGCCAAAACCACGCTTCGAAGAGGCTATACGGCTTCGACGCGCCCACGACCGGGTGATCGAGCATGCCCCGAGCAATGGCGATAAATCCTCGCTCCGTCATGTTGCCGACCCGGCCAGCTCGAAGAGGTCTGGGTCACGCAATGCATTACTTGCCGGATCGAAAAACAGCTCGACCCGCCCGGTGGGGCCGGCGCGATGCTTTGCGATATGCACGTCGACGCGATTTTTGACCTCTGCTAGTCGCCCGAGCCTGTCCTGGTCCTTCCCACGATCACTCATAGGCGTTTGGAGATAGTATCCCTCACGATAGACAAAGAGGATCGCGTCTGCGTCCTGTTCGAGCGACCCCGAGTCCCGCAGATCTGCAAGCGTCGGCTGCTTGTCGTCGCGGGTTTCCACCTGCCGCGACAACTGCGCCAACGCCACGACGGGTACGTTCAGCTCCTTTGCCAGAGCTTTAAGGGACGCCGAGATTTCCGTAACCTCAGCAACACGATTACCGGCATAACGGCTCGACGCCTTCATAATGTGGAGATGGTCCACGACCACAAGATCCAGAGTGCGTCCGTGACGCTCAAGCAGTTGCTTGTGGCGGCGCGCCCGGGCAGCGATCTGAGATGCCGTCAATGCTCCCTGAGGGTCGATCTTGATCGACAGGCGGCGGAAGTCCTGCTGCGCATCGATGATGACTTCAGCCTGCTCGTTCGAAATGTTGCCGCGAGCGAGGTCAAAGTAGGCGATAGGGCTGCGGACGCGATAGATCGCGTCGGTCAGCATCCGATCGGTTACGCTCTCCGCCGACATCTCCAGCGAAAACAGGATGACGTTGGCCCCCCGTTGGGCCGACTGCCGGGCGCTGGAGATGATCAAGCCCGACTTCCCCATGCCCGGCCGGCCGGCAAGGATGACAAAGTCGCCGCGCTGCCAGCCGTTCAATTTCTCATCGAGCTTACGAATCCCGGTGGTTACGCCAGTGATCTTGCCTTGATTGGCCATCGCGGATTGCATCCGCGCAATTGACTGTTCGGCGGCGCTACCCGCGCTCACGGAAGTAATGTGCTGGCTGCTACGGCGCGTCGCAATGGCGTCCAGCTCTAGAATGCTTTCCGTAGCGAGGGTGGCCGGGGCCGCCGAGGTAGTCTGCGCCGCTCCGGCGAGAGCCTCACCAATCGAAATAATGCGGCGGCGATCCGAATAGTCGGCTACCACGCGAGCGAAATCGGGAGCATTCACGATCGTCGTTGCCCCAGCCGCCAAGCGGGCGAGATATTGGGAGACGGTGAGGCCCTCGATGTCAGTATTCTTGACCTCGTCGGTTAGCAGCGCATTGACGAGCGGCAAAGAAAGGCGCCGGCCTTCCTCGTTTGCCTTGACGAACTGCTCAAAGAGAAACTTATGGAGCGGCTCAAAGAAATCGGCCGCGACAATGAAACTTTCGGCCGACTCCAAAGCGTCGCCGTTACAAAGAATGGCGCCGAGCAGTTGTTGCTCGGCGTCGATGCTGTGCGGTTGGTTTGTGGAAGTAATGCCGGTCACGGCACTTTCTTCCATTTGTGAGACGGTTCGGGCACTTCGTCAGGTTGAAGCCCGAGCGCCGCTTGAGCCCAGTCGCGATGGGCGACACGGGCCGCTTGGCCATCCTCGTCGCAGCCGGTCTTGTGCCACGTGCTAAGCGCGAGGCGGTAGGTAAGCCACGTGATGGCTCCGTAACATTCACTGTATTGCATTACTCGCCCTCGGAATTGAGGAACGCGAGCAAGTCGGAATGGCGGATGAGGCGCCGGCCAGCGATCTTGAGCGACCGCAGTTCACCGCTTTTGATCAGTTCCCAGCACTTGGACTTCGAAAAGCCGCAGACCGCGGCCGCGTCGCGAACACAGTATGCCAAGCGCGGCAGACCCACTGAGTGGTATTCGGTCTTGCCAGTACTGTTCAGAAGGGCAGTCTTCGCGCGCGGCGGACGCGCCGCACCAAGCTTCGGATTACAGACGTGCATAATGCCTCCTAAGAGGCCGGCACGTCTTGCGCGGGCGTTTGGTTACGGTTCAGTCGTCAAGCGACTCCGATATACCTAGTACATTTTGGCTTCGTCTCCACCCCCTACTTCTCTAATCCACAGGCGCCCGGACCAGAAATAATTGCGGTTGATATCACCATCACAAAAACGAGAAAAAGCTCCACCTAACCCATGCAATCATCCTAGCTGTTCTAGGCGTCGCTCGGCCGCGGTTTTCGAACGGTCCAGCCTCTGGGAATTTGGAACTCTGGCCTGCACCCGGTTCCGAAGACACCAAGTTAGGTGTTTTAATGGAACGGGAGGTGCGTCATGGAGCGTCGGAAGTTTACACGCGA